TACAGCCAATGTACTCTACATGGGATGGTGCAAGTAAGCCTGCGTTTGGTGCAGATGAAATACGTGTTGTATCAACTAAGGTTCATGTTATTAACACAAGTAAGTTTAAGTTAGGTATAGGTGGTTCGTTTGAAACAGTAACACTACCAACTGCAAACTATACTGGCTTTGACAAAGAGAGACCAGTCATAGGTTCAACGTTCGGAGTTGACAGAATACCAGAGATACAACAGGATGAGCCTGCGAGTTTAACACTAACCGCAATGGTAACCAAAACAGATTTGACAGGGTAATGGAACTTAAGATAGCAGCAGCAATACTTACAGCAGCTTCAGGTGTAACATCTTATATGGGTGCTAGAGCTGAGGCTAATCGCTTAGATTCAAACGCTGACTCTGTATTAGATAAAGCAGAGTATGATTCCATTGTTTTAAAAAGAAAGTATCAGGATGATACACAGCAAATAGCTTTTCAAAAGTCCTTAGCTGAATACAATAAGAGTCAAGAGCTAACATCCTTTACTCAAGAAGTACAGATACTTGAAGATGATTTTGAAGCTCAGTTAGCAAAAGGTATAATGTCTATGGGTTATGGGGGTACGTTTTCATCAGTTATAGACGCAGCAGAAAAGAAAGCTAATGATAAGCTTAAGGCAATCTACTCTGAGAATAGCGATAAGTTTTTACAATCTAATATGCAGATAGATGAGTATGATAGACAGATTTTAAATTTAAATGAAGTAGGTGAGGCTGAGTCTAAGATGGTTTTACATACTGGACAAGTTCAGTCAATGCAACTACAACAGCAAGCAGACAGCACAAGACTCGCAGCTAAAGGTGCGTTGCTTGGGACTTTTGCACAAGCTGGTATGAACTATAAACTAATGAGTTAATATGGCAATTAGAGTAACAACAAGATCTACAGCTTCTCAACAACAAGCTCCGCTTGAAGCATTTGGTTATAATAAAAATCCAGCTAATGTAGCACATCAAGCTTTTGCTAAATCACTTGGTGATGCTGCTACAGGCTTAGTTAAGATTCAACAACAGCAAACTCAACAAGAGAAAGAACTACAAAGATTAAAAGCTGCAGCTGATGCTGAAGCTGAGAGAAGAAAAGTAGATGCTGATAAAGTTACTGTTGATAATGGTTTTCATCTATACACAGATAGATTAGCACAAGCACAAGCTAATCACAAAATTACGCTACAAGGTGGCACTGTACAGGATGCAGAGGGTAACGATGTAGACACTGAAGCAGAGCTTCTAGCTCTTAATCCTCAAGGAGCTGGGTTTAGTTTTTCTGGGCAAGATGAACTGTTTGATCCTAACATGTACTACACTCAAGGTAAGACTGCAGACGCTCTTAGTAAATACAGGACTGCGTTACGTGAGCTTGACCTAGAAAAAGCAAACATAGTTATACATAGACAAATAGATTCCCTTGATCTAGCTGCACGTAATACCATTGCAGAAGCAAAGAATAAGTATGCAGGTAAAGTATTTGATTCAGAGACATACCAAAACACAGTAAGTTATGTTATTGCGTTTGGAGAAACAGACTTAAAGCAAAGAGTTAGTGAAAGGTTAGGAACAACCATTAACAGTAGAGCACAAGCTTTGATGCAAGAGATACATACCTATCAGATAGCTAATGCTACTACTGAAGAAGAGATAAATAATATAGAAGAAGCTTACAATACTATTGTATCACAGTACACGTTTTTAAATCCAGCAAGTGCTGTTGTTCGAAATAAAGCTAAACAAGCAAAAGAGGATCTTTATTCAGGTAAGTTTCAAAATTTAAAATCAGAAGCTGGTCTTAAATTAGTAACTGACACATCAACAATTAGAGGTGTTTTAGACGCTTCCCCAACAGACCCTATAAACTACGATAAGGTTTATAATTCAGTACAGTCTTTAAAAGAAATAGTGGAGTTGCATAACAACCCTGAGTTCCAAAAGAGAGACTTATCTTTATTAACAGACGCTAAACTTTTAAAAGCAGAGAACAGTATAGCATACGGTACTCATATGTTTGAGATGCAACCACCGTTATTATACTCTAATGCTAACAGAGAAGTTTTAAATGAAGTTCGTAACCTAACAAAAGTTAAAGACTATGAGCTATCAGAACTAGTATCGGATCATTTACCACAAGATGGTGAAGATAAAACTAAGTATGTGAGTTGGCGAAAAGAACGTGCTCAGTTTATAGCTGATGGATTAAAAGAAGGTAATCTTAATGTATTAAATGTTATTACAGCTAATCCAGACTTACAAGAAAACATATACACAAGTCTTGGTTATAGTGCATCAGACTTTGTTAACAT